GCGACGACGCCGACGTCGAAGAGAAGCCTCCCGGCGCGGACTGGATGGTGCTCGCGCGCGAGAATTTCCAGATCTCGCAGAACTGGTTCGACATCTCGGTGCGCAGGCGCATCGAGGACAACCTCGCGCACGCGTACGGTCGGCACGCGAGCGGCAGCAAGTACTACTCGCCGGACTACGACAAGCGCAGCAAGTACTTCCGGCCGAAGACGCGCACGATGATGCGCAAGCTCGAGGCGGCGCTCGCGCTCGCGCTGTTCTCGACCGCGGAGGTGACGAACTGCGAAGCATTGAACCAGTCGGATCCGGCGCAGGTCACGGCGGCGAAAGTCCACACGGCGGTGCTCAATCACCGGCTCAAGCAAACGGTGCCGTGGTTCAAGATCGCGCTCGCAGGTTTCTTCGACGCGATGTCGCAGGGCGTGGTGCTCTCGTGTCAGGAGTGGCGCTACCAAGAGGCCACGATCATCGAGGACGAGTACGACGCCACCGGCAAGGCGACCGGCGTCGAACGCAAGAAGACGAAGATCACGCGCGACACGCCGTGGGTGCGGCTGATCCCGGTGGAGAACGTGCGCATCCACCCGTCGAGCGACTGGGCCGACCCGATCAACTCGAGCCCGTACGTGATCGAGCAGATCCCGTGGTTCGTCGACGACCTCGTCTACCACATCAAGAACGCGCGCTCGTACGGCTCGCAGGTGCCGTACCTCAAGGACTTCAACGAGCAGGAGTTGCTCTCCGGCGGCTCCGACCAGAGCGCGACCGCGCAGGTCATTCGCCAAGCGCGCGAGACCGGCGCACGACTCGACCGCTACTCGCAGGTGCAGCAGGGCCAGCACAACCGCATCGTGTGGGTGCATCGGAACATCGTGCGCGTCGACGGCCTCGACTACGTCTACGAAACGCTCGGCACCGTGCGCCAGCTTTCCGACCCGGTGCCGCTCGAGGAAGTGTTCGGCATCTCGCGTCGCCCGTACGTGATGGGCAACTGCATGATCGAGCCGCACCGGATCTACCCGTCGGGCCCGGTCGAGGTCAGCAAGTCGCTGCAGGAATTCGGCAACGATATTCTCAATCAGCGCAACGACAACATCCGCCTCGCGTTGAACAACCGCTACATCGTCAAGCGCGGGCAGATGACCGACATGCGCTCGCTGATGCGCAACGTGCCCGGCTCGATCACGATGACGACCGAGCCGACTTCCGACGTGAAGCAACTCGAGACGAAGGACGTCACGTCGGCGGCGTACACCGAGCAGGACCGCATTGATCTGGACTTCGGCGACGTCACCGGCACGATGAGCCAGTCGACCATCGGCGCGGTCAGCCAGCGCGACCAGAAGGTGCGCAACACCGAGCTCCTCGGCCAAGGCGCGGACCTCGTCACCGAACTGGGCCTGCGCACGTACGTCGAGACATGGGTGCAGCCGGTGCTGGCGCAGTGCGTGGAGCTCGAGCGCGAGTTCGAGAACGACCAGACCGTGCTCGAGATCGCCGCAGGCGAAACCTCGCAGTCCGACTGGCAGACCGCGTTCCGCGCGATGCAGCAGCCGGTCAACCTGCAGGTCAGCGTCGGCTTCGGCAACACCGACCCGCTGCAGCGGATCCAGCGCCTCGCGATCGGCTTTTCGACGATCGGCCAGATGGCACCGCAGATGGCCGCGGAGGTCAGCGGTCCCGAGGTCGTGCGCGAGGTGATGGGCATCCTCGGCTACAAGGACGGCTCGCGCTTCTTCCCGTCGGTCAAGCAGCAGGGGCAGGAAGATCCGCAGGTCACCAACCTCAAGAAGCAGGTGGCGGATCTGCAGGCCGCGGCGCAACAGGAAGCGGCGAAGCACGCGTCGGCGGAAAAGATTGCGCAGATCAGGGCGTCGTCCGCGGAAAAGATCGCGACGATCAAGGCGCAGGTGCAGGCCAACGTCGCGCTCGGCACGCAGGCCGCGAAGCACTACGTCGCCGACCTCAAGCACCAGATCGCGCAACTCGACACGCAGATCCTGCGCGAGGGCAACGTGATCAAGCAGGGCCAGTTGCTGCTCGAGCGCGAGGCGCTGTCGAACTCGATCATGCAGGCCGATCGCGAATTCCAGTTGAAGATCGCGACGTCCATCCCGTCGCCGCAGCAGGCGACGCTGCCGACCGAGACGCCGGAGCTCTCGCAAGACCAGCCGTTCATCCAGTCGTTGCGTTCCAACGGCGGCGGGCCCATGGTGCCCGGTGCCGCGGGCACGATCGAGCGCGGCAAGTTCGGCCAACTGCCCGGCGCGGCCGGGTGAATTAGTAATTCGCAAAAGGAGATTAAAAATGCCTCCACAGCCGTTCAACATCACGCCGACGCCGGTGTCGCCGACGAATCCGACGCCGCCGTCGCAGCCCGCGGGCGGCAATCGCGCGTCGCTGCCGGGACCACGCTTCGGCAAGCCGATGCCGCCGGATCCGACGCTGTCAGCGCCCACCGGCAAGACGCCGCACCATCGCTCGAGCTTGTTCGCGAAGGGCAAGACGAACAAGGGCAAGCACATCATCCCGAAGGCGAAGTACGGCACGGGCCGCGCGAAGCCGACCGCGGAGTACTGACGTGCCCGACGTCAGCAAGGCGCAGCGCAAGTTGATGCTGGCGACGGAGCACGGCTGGAAGAAGCCCGGCGGCGGCGGACCGTCGCCCGAGGTCGCGGCAAAATTCACCGCGGCGGACAAGGCCAAGGGCAAGCGGTACGTCAACGCGCTGCCCCAGCGCAAGACGAAGCCGCCGCGGTTTGCATGACCGAATCGTTCGGCATCTCGGTCGCGCTCGCGCAGTCGTTCGTCGACAGCGAGTTCGGCATGCGCTTGTGCGAGCCGTTTCCGATTGGCACACTGCACCGCGGAAATCTCCTCTACCTCGTGGCGTGGCAGCGCAAGTACCGGCCCGTCTACAAGCGCCGCACGCCGAAGCACAGGAAGCGCAAGCATGGCTGAACAAGACCTCGACGAATTGCAACGTGCCGCCGACGAACGCATCGCCGCCGCGCATGCCGCCGAGGCGGACCTGCTCGAGCATTTGCAGAATCGTGGACTTGTGGAAGTGTGGAAAAAGGTCAAGGATGGCCTGCACTGCGAAAAATTCCTCGAGTCGCGCACCGGCAAGCATGTCGTCGACCGATTGGTCCGCACGATCACCGACGCGCAAGAGGCGTGGCTGCTCGCGGATGATCCGCTGGATCCGGAAGTGGTCAAGGCGCACCGGCGTGCGCAGGCCGCGCACATGGCGATCTTCGCGCTCGACGAAGTTCTCCTCGAAAGCAAGGAAGCGCAGAACGATCTCGAGCGCATCCAGAGGGAAGTCGGCAATGACTGAAGAGGCAATGATTCCGGTCGGCGACGTCCTCGAGCATCTCGCGCGCACGGCGCACGCGATGGAGAAAGACGGCGAGGGCTTCGGCTGCGTCGTCGTGCTGCTCGTCAACAAGCAGGGCGGCTGGGCCGGTGGCGTCGGCGGCGAGCAGGCGCTCGAGCTCGACAAGCTGCTGCTGACCGTGCGCGACTCCGTTGTGCGCGGCGAGAATTCCTTCACCCTCTTCACGAAACGCGATCACCCAATTGAACCGAACGGCGGATGAGAGGCTGCGGCCATGGCAATCAGAGAGACAGCATCGAGCACCACGAAGGGCACCGGCACCGACACGTTGAAGATCAGGGGCGGGGGCGATCCTCGCGAGGTGGATCTGGAGCGCCCGCAGCGCGACATCATCGAGCGCAACCTCGATCCGAACGCGTCGCGCAAGGCGATCATCGGGCGCTACAACGCGATCCATCAGGCCGAACGCGAGCAGGATCTTGCGGAGGTTCCCGGCGCGGCCGAACTGCAGGCCGGGTACGAGGAGGGTGGCGATGCCGTGGTTGCTGACGTCGCGACGGCGGGCGACAGCGCGATGCAGACGCCGCGCAATGTGGTTGCGGAAGAGCCGACGCCGGGTGTAGATTCCGGCGCGAGCGGCGACGAACTTGTCACGCTCAAGGTTTACGGCAAGGAGATCCAAGAGTCGCGCGCCGCAGTTGAAGCTGCAGGCGGCGTCGAGGCTCGACAGATCCAACTCGCCGCCGAGCACAAGCTGGAGCAGGGCGATCTCAACATCGCCCAAGCCGAGCGCGATGCTCACAGAGCACAAGAGCTCTCGCAGGTCGCGGCAGACAAGCGCCGCGCTTTCGAGAAGCTGAAGAAAGAACTGAACGCCGACAGCAGACCCACTGAACCGGCTTCAGCAACGGCCACCGGCTCCCCGGCGCGCCAACCCGCAAGTGCCGAGACCCCGGCACCCAAGGGACCAGTAGACCGCACCAAGATTGAAAATTTGGTGACCGAGCTCTACGCGGGAGATCCCGACCGTGCCGTAGCGGCCATGGCGGAAGTGCTTGAAGCGACTCATCGTTCACCGGGTGTGGACGTCGACAAGCTGATTGCACTGGAGCAGGCGAGGTTCGAGAAGGAGTGGGCAGAGAGGGAATCTGCCGCTGCGACGAAGTCGCAGGTCGACGCGGTCAATGGGCTGATGCAGGATCGGTACAAGGTCATCCTCGACGATCCGACGCTGCGCAAAGATTGCGCCCACCTGTACAACGCCGAAGTGGCGGACGCGAAGAACCGCGGCAGGCCATGGGTCGTCATCGCTGACGAAGTTGCAAAGCGAGTGCTGGGTCGAGCAGGTATCGTCGATGCACCGAATGCCGATGTCACGGCAGCGGTCCACACACGCACCAACTTCAAGCGGCGCATCCCGCAGCCTTCGACGGCATCGGACCGGGTTCCCGCGCAAGAGGTCGTGCCCGACTACCCAACCTCACCGGCAGACGTGGTCAAAATGTACCGCGCCTCGCGACATCAGCCCGTGTACTGACAAACGCAGTACACGAGGGTCGGCGGGGGCGGGCCTGATGAGGAGTCACCCCCATGGCGGGTCAAATTTGGAGTGTGAACGCGCTCGGCGGCTTCATGTTCGCCCCCGAGTTGTCGAACGTACTCCGCATGTCCGTGCTGCCGGTCGTGAAATTCCGGCAGTTCTGCGATGCGAAGGACGCCACCGACAAGGGTCTGCAGCGCGGCGACACGTACTCGTTCAACGTCTACTCACGCGCGCAAACCAAGGGCGCGCCGCTGAACGAAACGAACGCCATGCCCGAGACCAACTTCATCATCACGCAGAAGAGCGTGACGATGACGGAGTACGGCAACTCCGTTCCCTTCACCCAGAAGCTCGACAACCTGTCGCAGCACCCGGTGCAGGAGATCATCCACCGCGTGCTGAAGCACGACTGCAAGCAGGCGCTCGACATCCAAGCGTGGGCGCAGTTCAACTCGACCGGACTGAAGGTCAACAGTTCGGATACTGCTGCGACCGCGGGCGCGTCGATCGTGATCAGTTCGTCGCCCGGCACCGGCTCGATCGGCGTCGTCAACAACTGCCCGTTCGCCAAGGGCCACCTGCGGTTGATCGTCGACAACATGAAGGAGCGCAACATCCCGGCCTTCATCGGCGATGACTACTACTGCATCGCGCGGCCGACGACCTTCACGTACATCAAGGGTTCGGACCCGGCCAACCCGCAGTTGGAGCAGACGTATCAGTACACCGAGACGGGCTTCGGCATGATTATGAACGGCGAGATCGGCCGCTTCTACAACATGCGCTTCGTGGAGCAGACGCACATCCCGAAAGGCGGTGCGGAAAACTTCACGACGTTCAACCCGCAGACCGACACACCACAGCCGTGGTCGAACAACAAGTCGGACTGGATCTTCTTCTTCGGCGAAGACACTGTCGCCGAGGCCATCGCGATTCCCGAGGAGATCCGCGGCAAGATCCCCACCGACTACGGTCGGAGCAAGGGCATCGCGTGGTACGCTTTGCTGGGGTACGGGAGGACGCAGGGTGACAAGACTGCGGACGATTTCCCGAACTCCCGCATCCTGAAGTGGGAGAGCCAGACATGAGCTACGATACCTCTGGTCTTCGCATGACCTACACGTTCGCTG